CCACATGAAAACGCCGCCCGAAGGCGGCGTTAGCTGGTGGCGTTCTGATCGAATGGCGGCGGCTTCGGATCATCCGTTGTCTTGGATTCGGCAAGCTGCGCCTGTAGCTGCTCGATTTGCAGCTTGAGCGCCGCGTTCTCGATTACGAGGCCGCCGATGATGGTCTGAATACGAGCGTTGATGTCGTTCAATTTTCTCTCCTTTATCAGGCCCCGATGAGGCCATGCGTTGTGAGTGCGGCTTGCAGCGACATGACGCGTCCGGCGAGCTGCGCCAACGTCACGGTCGATGTGTCGTAGGCGGTGTTCTTGTTCGCCGTGCCGGTCATTGCGGTCCAGCCAGTATCGCGCGCACCGACGACCTTAGTGCTAGACACGAGCAAGTTACCGGTCTGGATATCTAGACCTGTCGAAGTGATCCGCACGAATGTCGAGAAGGGGAAGCTCTTGTTTCGGAAGTTGTGCTGGTCGCGATCGAAGTACGAATACGGCACACCTGATGCAACGTTACCGGCGCTAAAGAACTGGTTTCCATCCATGTCTTTCATGCGCACGAAGCCGCTAACTGCATCGAGCACGACAGTGCCATCCATCTTCAATCCGCTTGAACCAGCCGCGCGAAGGAAGCCAGACGCCGTGATGTCCGTACCGCCGATGGTCGTGAACGAGCCAGCAAGCGGCGTGGACGCGCCAATAACGACGTTGTTGATCTGATTGCCGCCGCCGCTGATCGTACCGCCCAGCGTATGAGCAGGCAGCGTGCCGACCGACGACGGAGAGCCGAGAGCGCCGCCATTGATGACGGGAGCGCCAGCGGTACCGACATTGACCGCGAGCGCCGTTGCGATACCTGTCCCTAGCCCGCTGATTCCGGTCGAGACAGGGAGGCCGGTTGCGCTGGTTAATGTAGCGCTGGAAGGCGTACCGAGCGCACCATTAAAGGTAACGAATGCGCCGGCCGATCCGATATTTACACCTAGCGCGGTTGCAACGCCGGTGCCGAGACCGCTAATCGCAGACGAGATCGGAATATTCGTCAGCGTGTTCGACGAGCCGCTGATGCTCTTATTCGTGAGCGTCTGAGTGGCACTGAGATTGACGATTGCAATGCCATTGACGGTTGAGCCGGTAGCGGCGGCCAAAACTCCGGTCGGGGAGACTGAAAATCCCGTCGATTTGATCGCAGACCCGCTATAGGTCGCTTGCGTCAGATCGATACCGTCTGTGTGAGTTCCAGTATCCTTGTAGCTCGTCACCGCGCTGCTATCGTCCCACACCAACGCCGATGCAATCGAGTCGATGCCGCCGACAAGTCCTGCGTCGAACTTCCTGCTAAACCCGCCACGAGAGAAATAAATTCCAGCCGTCGTGTCGTAGTTACCAGCGGCTAGAAAATTCGCCGCAGCGAAATAGACGCTTGTAGCCCCTTTTGCGTAAGGCGTGGAGATCGCGTTGTTCCACATCGCACCTTCAATGCCGTAGGCGGCGCGGCCTACTGTGGCGGTGTGCACGGCAAAGTAATAGCCGTAGGCGTAATATCCGCCACCACTATTGCCGAAGACCTCGACGCCAACGCCGAGCACATCACCGGCACCATTTTGCGTCGCTCTGAATGACGCGGCATTCTGAGGCGCTAGTCCGAATCCCGCAACGGTATTGTTGCCAACCGTCTCGACAAGAAGAGCGGAAGGATAATTGCTCCCGGTAATATACGAGTTGTCGTATCGCGAGATTGAAACCGTGGGAGTTTCGGTTGTAACCGGCGTTCCGCTCGACCCGGCGTAAAATTTCGCTAGTGTGGCGGTGCCGGCGATGGCTGTCGGAGACGCCCCCGCTGTATGCGCCGTCATTGACAAAATATCGTTGAACGTTCCGCCCGTGACGGTCTTGCCGGTGAATGTCAACGCATTCGGAAGGCTGATCGTCGGATTGCCGCCTGATCCATCCCCGTGTGCAACGCTAATTTCATTCGACGTGCCAGTGATCGGCTTTGCGGAAAGAACACTCACGGAAAGCGCATCGATGTCGAGACTGAACCGATAAGCCCCACCCGTTCTGTCAATAAGAATCGGTGACGATCCGAGAACGTCGACAGGAAAACGCGGCAAGACTTTGAGTTTTACGGATGGCCGGCGCTGAACTTTGACCTTGATCGATTGAACGGTCATAGCGAAGCAACTCCGTCCTGCACCGTCACGTCTCCGGTCAACAACTGAATAATCTCGTCGTCGCCTGCGATCTGGTAGACGATGCCGATCTTGTATTCTCCGGCGCAAAGACCTTTCATCTGCGCAGCGGTAAAGCGCAATTGCAGCACCGTTGACGATTGCAGCGTGATGCCGTTGCCGACCGTGGCTGTCAGTCGCTCGCAGCCGTCGGCATCCTTGACCGACGCCTTCACACTTGCATCGGTAAAATCAATATCTTCGCCCGTGTCGGCATCGACCGCGCTAATCAGCGTGACCCAATCGGCCTTGTTGGTCGCCTCGAAATTCGCAACGTACATGGCGCGACCCGTCAGAGCTTGATGTAGATGGTTGCGAGCGCGGAAGGCTGCACGTTACCGTGTACCGCATCGCCGCCAACCGAGCCGGTTGCGCCGGTCACGTCGCTGCTGGTTGAGCCAGTCAGTGTGATATCGTTGCCGGCCGCTCGAAGGCTTTCTAGATTTTCAGCGCCTTCGACCTGCCCCGACCCAACAACGAGTCGTCCCTGAATGATCGAGACACCCGGCCCGGGCTGCGTGCCGGACTGGTTTCCCCAGCCATCACGCGAAACTGTCGTCGGAACCGTAGTCGCCAACGTGCCATCGCTATGAGTATGGGCGGGTATCTGATCGCTGGTAAGTGTGACTTTCTCGACGCCACCAAATGCGCCCAAGACGGTCGGATCGGTTCCGAATATCGCAGTAGTCAGGCGACCGGCCGCGCCGTTGCCCATATCGTCAAGGCCGACGATAGCAGCGCCGCTCCAATTCGGCAGAGCAATGGTCTTGTTGGCGGTCCAGTCGGCATTGGCCGAAACACCGCGCCCGCTCGAAACCGTCAGGTTTGCATCAACGCCCCACAGGTACTCGAATAGCTGCTGACAGTCGGCATTCGATCGCTCCGACGCGCCTGACGTTGAGCTGCCAATTGTACGGCCGTTCGCCCTGACCCAGCCCGTATGCGATCCCGTACCATACCGCGCCTTGATGTCGCCCGTTTGCAGCACCGTCGTGGCGTCAACCGGCGTTCCACCTCCGCCGCCGGACGATGGCCCTATAACCAGCACGCCATCGGCCGCGATCTGCGTTACGCCGTTGGAATCCGCCAGCCTGATCTTGATCGAGCCGTCATCCAAAAAGAATTGCGGAATTCGGCCAGCCTCGTCCAATTCAATCGGATTGGGCCAAGGCAGCGTCAGATTGCTGTCCTTGTAGGCGTTTTGAGGGTTTGTCGTGCCGGCCTGATAGAAGTACAGTTTGCCGCCGGAAAGCGGCTCACCGTACTTGTCAAACTGCTGCGACAGGCTGAACGAGATTGTCCCTGCCATTCATTGCCCCAATAAAAAAGCGCCCCGAAGGGCGCTGGATAGCTTTGGCCGTGATGGCCGCGATTTTCTTATTGGCCTGGTGGCCGTGGAATTTCTGGCTGATCTTTTTTGTCAGCGCGGCCTACGCCGGCAAGGCTCAACGCGCCGCTGGTTGGCGCTTGATCCGCACCAATGCGCACAACGCCACGATCGAAGGCCCGCAGCGAATTGAACATCTGCTGACTGCGCTGCAAGAGTTGCAGCCCGCGAACAAGCCGTTGCGGATCGTTGGACGTCAGAAGCTCGGCAACACGATGAGCGACGTTTGAATCAATCCGACCCTTACCTCTGGCAGCGCCGTAGACGAGAGCAGCGTGCATGAGAGCCGTCGGGTTCGGGCTGGTCAGATCACCGCCAGTGCCGATCCCGTAGACACCTCCCGCAAGCCCAAGCTCCGCAAGCTGACGAGCGGTTGTTGAATTGCCCTGCACCGCGCGCCGCGCGAAATCCATGATCCCTTCGACGCGCAGGCCTGCCTCAAGTTCTTCGGCGCGCTGGCGGCCAAGCACGAGGTTCAGCTTTTCGCGAGCGGCTGGTGACTCAGCGATCTTATTCAGGATACTCCGCCGATCTCCGACCTGATTAAGGTCGTCCACAAATTTTGATATAAAGCCATCCTGAAATAGCTGTCGTTCTTGCGGAGACATTTGAGCGATAGCGCGTCGCGCGTCAGCCGAACTCATGTTGCGCTTCACGAAATTCTGACCAGCTTCGAGCGCGTCTTGCGCTCCGAAGAAATGAGCCGCCCCGGCGCGTGCCTCTCTAAACGACGGCACGGCCTGATCCAGATGATTGTTCAGCGCATTGCGCAGCATCGTCAACTGGCGAACCGACTCTCTATCACCAGATCGCTGTGCTTTTCCGATATCGCTGTTTAGATTGCGCTGAACATGGTCCCAAAATTGCAGCGTCGGATGAACGCCGGGCCGAAGCGACATGGAGCCGTCTTCGGCAAAGACAAACGGGTTTGGCGGAGCGCGTCCACCGTTGATCGCTGCTTCATTCGCGCCGGTTCGTGTCGAATTGCGGATCGCCGCCTGCACATCCGGGGATGACGTGAGCGTTTGCAACGTGTCATCCCAGAGCGGTCCAGAGCCGTCACGATAGGCTTGAGCATAGCGCTGGCGATTGACGCCGCGCGCCGCCTGTTCAAGCGCGTCCTGCTGAGCTACCGCGTCCGGAAAATGAAACGTGCGTCGCAGCCAGTCGGTCACGCGCTGGGTCTGCCCCTCGTAACGATCATTGATCGATCGGTTGAGGACTTCTCGCCCTTCCGGCGACGTATTCGCGGCAGACCGCGCCACGGCTCTAGCCGTCTCACCGCCAAGGTCCATGACCATTGCCGGGCCGCCGCTCTGCGAACTGGCGGCAAATTCAGCCGGCGTCATGCGAGTTGCGGCGGTCGGATCAGCGCGCATATCGCGCTCAATCGCCACTGCTACGCGACGGGCTGCCTCACCTTCCGGATCACGGATTCCCCGAATGGCGGCCGCAACTGGCTGAGCCACGGCGCGAGCGCCACGAACTGCGCCCTCGATAACAGCCGGAGCAACACCGCCGATGGCCCCTCCAAGCGCCATCCCGGAAGCGCCGCGCGCGATGCTATCTGCCGCACCTTCACCCTCACCAACGCCATAGGCGGCTCCCATGCCTGCACCAGTTGCAGCGCCAAGCCCCATGCGCGCCGGCAGGGTCGTTCCCTGCGCAGCAACACCAACCGGCAAAGCGAGCGCACTGGTAAGAGCGCCGGTCAGGTTGCCGATTGTCGAAGCGACGGGGTGCTGGTCGTCAGACTGCTTGTTGACATCGCGTTCGCGCTTAACCGCCTCGTCGTAACGCTTCTTGGCATCGGCATCGCCGCCCCAATACTTGAGAGCGCCGGTCAACAGGCGAGAGAGACTTGCTGGCTCATCGGGATTTGCGCCAGCGGCTTCGACAAGCCCGCGCATTTCATCGCTGAAATTAGCCGTGAGACCTTGTGCCGCTCCGCGTGCAGTCGCGTCGATAGCGCCTCGATCTGGGCCGCTCGGCAGTTTGGCATCTTGCGGTCGAACCGTTATGCGCGTCGGTCCATCCGGTTGAGGGCCGTCAGGCGCGCGCGCGGGAGCCGCGTCCTGAGCAAGCGGAGCATTGTCCCACCAGTTGCCGCCGGCCTTCGGCTGTTCGGCAAGCGGAGCGGCGTCCCACCAGTTTGCCATTAGATCGCCCCGTCGCCTTCATTCGAGCCGCCGGCAAGGATGCTGCCAAGCGTTGCGCCGCCCATCGCATTGAACTGAATGATTTTGTTGAGGCGCGGATTGCTGTTGACGTATTCGCGGATGCGCGCGGCGGCATTAGGAGCAACAGTTTTGAAGTAATTCGGATCGGTCTTGTAAGCGCGAATTGCCTCGGCCCAATATTCGCTCCGATGCTCGGATTCCGGGTAATTAAAGTCCTTTGGTGACTTCCCGGCGTTTTGATCCCGATAAACAGCCTGCAGCTCATCATCGACACCGGATGACGGAATATCCTTGAATGGAATATCTCGCCCACGGTTCGATTTTTTGTAATATAGCTCTGTGCCAGAGTAATCGTTGATCGTGTGTCCCAGTTCATGACGCAAGACCATCGGAATTTCAGCCGGCCTCAGACCTCGCTTGATATTGATGCTATCAACCCACCCGCTATGAGCGTCTCGCTCATGAGGCTTTAAGTCTTCAAGCTCAGAGCTGCTTACCGTTCGTCGCTCGAACCGGCCAGCTTCCCCTCTGAGCGGAGCCATCGAAGATCGGCTGCCCGTGAGCGCCTCTGCGAGGGCGTCAAGTTCTGCTGTCGGGAAGGCTTCATCCTCTCCGCCAGCCACTTTTCTCCCCACAACATATCTTGCTGTAAGCGGTCGTCCTTCGATGTCTCTGGTAAGTCGTCCTGATTCATCTGCGACGGCTCCATTCGGATAATCCGCCTCGAACGGACGAAGCGGCTTCTCCGGAGGATTATATATCGAAGCCGACTTGCTTTCCAGTGAATCTCCGAGCCTTCGCAAGCTCATTTCGCCCACGTTATCAGCGGCTTGCTGGGCAGAATGCGCGTACTTCTCGCCAAGCCTCAACAACCCCTTTTCAGGCAGCCGCGACGCTGCACCGAGCGGAAGAAGCGCCAGCGCCGCGCCCTTGTAATCGCCATCGTGAATGGCTTCCTGTGCACCGACAGCCGCACCGGCAACGGGCGCGAGATCGATCAGGCCAACGCCATTGCCGAGGCCGGATGTTCCAACCAGAGCGCGTGCAAGCGACGCGCGCGGCTCATGAGATTTGCTGTCGCCACTGATCCAGCCGCCGAGAATTTCTCGCCACGTTGGATCGTAGGCGCGAAGCTCGGCCATCAGGGCTTGACCCGCTGCGTCCCGTCAGGCGCGGTGAAAACCGATCCTGACGGGAGATTTTCGTAATCAGCTTGCGTGATGCCTTGAGTCTGCTTGACAGGAGCGCGCGTCATGCTGCCTTGAGGCTTGTAAAAGGTGCCGCCGCGCAACTCGTTCGCGCGCTGCTCATTAAAGCGAAGCCTGTTCTCGGCAAGTTGGCGAGCGCGGCCAAGTATTTCCTGCCGGACGTTGTCGGGCTTATCGACCGACGCCTGCAATTCGAGCAGAATTTTTCGTTCACCCTCGGTTGGGGCCGCTCCGAAGGTCGATTTAAGCTGACCGAGCGCCTGACCTAATACCAAGTTCTCGTAATTGGCAGTCGCCCCGGCAGCCTTCGGATTCGCAACAGCATCCGGGACCATCCAGTCCGGGAGCATATTCCCAACCTTTGCGCGCGTCGAAGCGCCAACGCCTGTGTACGTATCGGGGCTGATCTTTCGCGCTTCATTGAGCGCGTCAATGACAGCCCTGTTCGACTGCACCGACTCATCGGCCTCGAGGATCGCCTTTTTATCGGTCGCGGTGAGCGGCTGAGCATCCTCACGCGGCATTTTGCCGGTTGCGACGTAAGACTGATAGGCCGGATGATCCGGCGTCATACCAAGCGATTGCGCCGCGCGCTTACGTTGCTCCACTTGCGCTTCGACGGAATTGACGCTGGTCTGCGGAACGCTGCCGCCAAGCACGTACTGCTGATATTCAGGCGTACCTTGCTTAAGCCCGTACTGCTCCGCCAATCTGGCCCGCTGCCCGACGGCGACGCCCGGTCCTTCATCCGCCCTGTTCTGCGTCCGCACCCGCAACGCATAATCGCGGTCGGTATTGCCCTGCGAGCGCTCTATATCCTGCTGGCGCAGCATCATATCGTTTTGGCGATTGCGCATTTGCTGACCCATCTGGATCAGGTTCATGTTGCCGCTCTTGAGCAAGAGATCAGCATCGTCGCCACCCTGTCCTAGCTGGGCGAGAGTTCGCTTTTGATTAGCAGCGTCACGCGCCTGTCCGTAGACCTGCCCGAGTTCGCCTAACGGCGAAAAATCAATCGAAGGAACGACGAGTTCAACCATCGTTTATGCCCCGCCAAGAAGCCCCGTGCCGAGCTTGGCAAGATTCATCCCAAGCCCAAGGATATTCTTACCGCCCGCCATTTCAGCATTTGCGCCCGACGTATTCTCGTTGTTGATGCCTTTCGTCACGCCGGTCGCCAGATTGACGCGATTGCCGGCGTCGTTCTGGTAGACGCCGCTGCGAGTCAGCTCCGCGCCAGCCTGACCATTGGCAAATCCGCTCGTGGCGCTGAGTTCGGGATTGATGAGTCCCTGAAGCCGACCCTGCCAGCCGCCGTATTCCTGATTTGCCATTTGGCCAGCGCGGTCAGAGAGCGCAGCCAGCGTATTGCCGCCTGCAAGCCCGCCCATCGCGTTATTCTTGCGCATGATGCCGTCAAGCGATTGATCGACCGCATACTGATAGCCCGGGCTAGCCTGAAACGCCTGTTGCGCTCGCTGCGTGCCGTCAGCGCCGTTGGCTCCCAGAGAGTCGAGATAAAGCGACGTGCCCGCGCCATATTTCTTCGCGAGTTCGCCAAGCGGCGCGTAAGACTCCTTCGCGCTATCGATGGCTTTGTTCGATCCGGCCAGACCGCTGTCCAAATAGCCCATGCCGCGATTTTCGGCTTCGCGCCAGCGCTGCATGTTTTCTTCGGACGCGCGTTTTCCCGGCTCGCCCGTCAGCGCGCCCATCAACGAGTCAAGAATGCCCATTTAAGCCTCTTATGGAAACCGTGCCGCAAGGTCGGCAATGATTGCGTTGACCTTGTTTTCCAGCGCTGTCGTGCGCGTATCGTTGTCGTCAGTCGCGGTTTTCAGCGACGACAGATCAGCGCGTATTTGAGTGATGTAGGAAACGAGCGTTGCGACGTTATCGCGCTGCATAGCCGCCGATGGCGTCGAGCCGTATTGCAGATAGGTCCGAACCGTTCCGACGACATCGGATGCGTCAGTAATCGCGCCGGTTCCGACCGCTGGATTATTGCTTCCAGGCGTCAGCGGCGGCACCGCGAACGACGCATCGAAGTGATAGTCAGGGATCGGATCGAGCGTTTCGAGGTACTTGAGTTTTTCAAGCCACGTCGCGGTAATGAATACGTCGGAGCCGGTTAGAGTGCCGAGCGCCTGTTGCTGCGGCGGGAGTTTCGTTCTCATCGAACCTCTGCCACCATTTCGCCGCCCATCAGGCCGAAATGCACAGGATCGGACATTCGCACCTTAATGATGCGTCCCTGCGATCCAGAAATTCCGCACTGATTCACACGAGCGCGCGATTTGCCGACGGCTTGCCGGCCGATCCGCACCATGCGCGGAATGCTCCAAGTCGAGCCGCCATCGTCAGACCATGACACTTCGACCGTTGGATTTGTTGCGGTCGGATCGGCCCCGGTCGCCTCGCCAACACCGACAGCAAAATCGAGCCAGATCGAAGCCACCCGAATAAACGACGGGAAGCTCTGCAACGGGCGCGACCAGACTTCGACCGGGAGCGGCTCCCCCACCTCGTCGTTTGTCGAAATAGCTATCTCGTTCAGATTGCCGCTGATATTGTCGCCGGCCAACCATTTCCCGTAGGCATAGATCGCGCCGTCGATGCGGCTGCGCAGGGCCTGATAGCTTGGCCGCTCGTGCCACGTCTGGCTGTTAATGTTGTGGACCCACGACCACGACGGCGAATTAATCTGCACAAAGGCATGACCGCGCGAAATGTAGCTGCACATTTCAAGCGTCGTCTTGTCCGCGACCGATTCGATCAGCCCATCCAGATCGGGCGTCGAAATTTTCGTTGGCGTGTAGCCATCCATGCGATAGACGGCGCAATCGTCTCCGATCCAGTGGACGCCCTTGCTGAAACCGTCCTCAAAGCCGGTTACGCAGTACGGTCCGAGCAAGCCGCGCGGGATAACCTCCGAGCGCTGGAACGGGAACGGCTGCGCGCCAACGTCAAGCCAAATCTCAATCGACTGCGGACCCATCAACAAGAGCCGCTGACCCCAGGTGATTGCGCGCGTCAAACCGTCAGGCTTCGCCTCAGCCTTGCCGAACGACAGCGCGTTAACCGCCGTTGTATTGAGGTCGGACGCGAAGCATCGACCGTCGCCAATCGTGAAAACGAAATATCCATCTAGCATCGTCACGGAATTGGGTGACGGCAGATCGGCATCCGGATAAGCATTGGTCACGCTGGAAGGCGTGAACACCGCCACGTTGCCGTCAGGATCGACGAATACCTTGTCCGGCGTCGCGGCATTATTCGCCGCGAAGAAGCCCTTCTTTGTGCCGTTGAGCGACCCGACATTCGTTGACGCGCCGCCACTGCTCGAATGCTTCTCAAGCTGACCGCTGAAAGCCGAGTACAGGACGCCGTTAACGACAATCGAGCCGCGATAGCCGGAGCGCGTTGTCGTTCCCCATGCTTTCAAGCCAGGAGAGCGATGCAGAACGGCTACGTTGCGGCCTCCCTCGCCCATTGCCTCCGAATAGCAGCCGTACAGCCGCCCCGCGCCTTCCGACGCAAATGCGCCCGGATAGTGCGAGACAGGAAAGCTGATTGCGACCATTAGAAGTATTCAGTCTTGAGCGTCTGGCGCGTCGGGCGTGATGCCGCCATGCGCCGCAGCGTCGCGACATCGCGATTCCACGCCGCATCATTCATCGGTGCGGCGACAACTGCAGAACCAGCAACATTCCCCAGCAGGCGAGCCAGCGTCAGGAAGTACGGGTTCGGAATGTCGTTCTTGTCGGCGACATAGATGCCGTGGGACTCGTTGAGTTCTTCCAGCAAGCTATCGAGCTTGCTGTCGAACTTTGCATAGTCCTCCGCCGACAAGGCTTCGCCCGGCCCAACAGCGCCGATATCCGACGCCGCCTCGTAGATCAGCTGTTCGGATGTTTTGCTGATGGACATGGCAAAAACGGGCGGCCGTTACGCCGCCCGCCTCTCGTTACTTGGTGACGTAGAAGATGACGATATCGGCCACGCCAGCCGACGGATCGGCGTTCTGCCCCGTATAGGTCGCCGTGACGGTCGTCTCCGCCGTCTCGGAGTAGCTGTTGTTGGTCGCCAGCTCGTCTGCCGGAATCCAGACCGGCGCTGTTGCTGAAATCACCAGCGCCGACGCGAACTCGTCAGCGTCCGCCGACGTGCCGATGTCGAGAAGGTCGGTGCCGGAATCGTTGAACGTCGTGACAATCTGCACGCCGCCGCCGACCACGATAGCGCCGGCCGGAAGAACGCCAATCGTCACAGCTGCACCAGCGTTCAGATACGTAATGCGCTTGCGCATCACGTTGATCATGTTCTTGTAGCCCAAGTCCTGCGCGGGAACGCCGCGATTGAGAGTGCCAACCATTGGCCTCGCTCCTATGTGAGAAAAGAGAAAGGGGAGCCGAAGCTCCCCGGATGACCGTTAGTCGGCAGCCGACGAGAAGAAGCCGGTCGCGACGCCCCACTGCACCAGCTTGGTCCCGTCCTGCGGCTTCTTGAACATCTTGGAGACGCCGTAGGCGGCCTCGATGCCGGTGCCGCTGATGAAGCCGTAATCGTCTTCCTTGCGGAACGTCGGCTTGGCCATCTGACCGATGGCCATGACAGCGGCCTGCTGTCCGCACAGGAACACCGGCTCAACCCGCGACGTGCCGTTGCCAGCAGTCTTGAGCGTCGTCCAGACATTGGTAACGAAGGCGCTGATCTCCGGGACTTCCCGGACAATCACGCCGTCGTAAATCTGGTCGCCATCCTGGAACAGCGGGTTTTTGCTGACACCATCGCCCTCGCGCGGCCGCGCATCCCTGTTCACGGTCTGAAGATCGATCTTCAGGTCGCGGAACGGATTGGTGCCGGCGAACGCCACGAAGTATTCGCGGCCGTCTTCCGTCTTGTAGGGACGGATTTTCGGGTTCGCGTTCTTCGCGACACGCTTGAGCAGCGACAGGTTGGCGGCGGTGAACTTGTCGTTGGTCGTATCGCAGTTGCCGAGCGCCGTTGCGTGGGTTGCGCTGTAATTCGAGGTCGCATTGCCGTAGAGCACGCGATCCGAATTGTCTTGGTTCCACGTATTGCGCTGAGCGGCCGTCGCGTCCTCGTAGCGGATGCCGTTAACGCGGTCGCCGCCATCGGAGCCGAAGTTGGCGGGGGCGGATTCGGACGGCAGAGCCATCAGCGCGGCGATCACCTCGTCCCGCTTCAGCTCGTTCATCCAGTCGGACAGCAACGGCTTGGCTTCGCCGAAGATGTCAGCCGAATCCTTGTGACGATCCGCCTTATTGGTGGTGACCGCATTGCGCGCCCAATCGAGCCAGACCCGCATGCCGTAATTGTCGATCTTCTCCTCGTTGCCGACGAGCGTTCCGACGCCGCGGCCCTGACCGGTCAGACGAGCGACAAGCGGGATATTCATCTGCTCGCCGCCACTTTTCAGCTCGTTGCGAATGCGGATGATGGAGTTGAGAGACGATCCCTGATAGGGCGAGAACGCATTGCCGCGCACCCACTCCCGGTTGATCTCCTGCGTATACTTGACGAGCTTGTTGTTGCTCTGAACAGTGGTAGTTGCCATTTGAATAGCCTTTCATGCGACCGCCTTCGCGGTCACCGCATCGCGTTTGCGAACAGACTCGCGTCCGACATGTCGCCGTCATCCGTGGCTACCTGAGCCGATGATGCGCGGGACAATGACGGAGGCAGAGCCACCCGATTTGCTGTTTGCCTCGCGGCACTGGACTGCTGGGCTGACTGCTGAATGCGTTGAAGTTGCTTGGCGGAGAACTGCGGGTCTTCGCTCATGCGCTTTTCTAGTTCTTTCTCGAACCACGCGTTCGGATCGTTGCCGATCCGCGAAAACACTTCGCGCTGCTGGTGCCACCCGACGATTGCCCCGTAAGGGTCCATGCTGGACATGGCGCGCTGATACGTCGCCCATGCCTCGGGATCACGGCTCGCCATACCTTTTTCGAGGGCCTGATAAGCCGCCTGCACCTTCTCTTGACCGTGTTCGCGGATCGCGTCCCGCTGCGAGTAGAACTCGCGTAGCTGGCCGATTTCACTGCGGACAGGATCAAGCTGCTGTCGTGTCGCCTGCTGCACGTAGGCGTCCGGATTCTCGAAGATGTCCGGTCGCTGCTGTTCAGCCTTCGGCACGCGCGCCTGCAACTCTGCGATCTGACGTTGCCACTGCGCCTGAGCTTCCTGAAAGCGGCGTTCTGCCGCCTCACGTTGCTCGCGCTCCTCACGAAGCCGCCACGAGGGTACATGGGCCTCGTCTTGCTTCGCCGCATCGGGCTGTTTCTGCTGGGCGACAAATCGCCCATGCTCATCCCGTTCACGTTGCTGTCCGTCACCAGCATCCTGCTCCGCGACCGTCTCGGCTTGCGCCTGTTCGGTCTGCTGCTCGGACACGTCCTGAACGGACTCGTCAGTCATCGCCTGCTCAAACAGTTCCTTGTCGTCCATGTTGCCTCTGAAACCGCCGTATCGTGGCGAGACGTGATGCCTGCATGTCGCTGCCGGCGTGCGTGGTTGCCCCGTGTCGTGGTGGCTTACGATTCCTGCTGCTGGTTCGCGCGCTGATCGAGCGCGGCAAAATCCAGTTCACGCTTGTGCGCGGCATGTTGCGGCGCCAGCGATGTATCCATGTCGGTCTTGAACGCCTGCGAGCGCTTGTGCTGCGCGCTGGCGTTGGTGTCGTTGATGTCGGCCGCGGCCTGAGCCATCTGCAGTTCAGGCGGAAGTTCGAATTTCTCCGGCTTGCCGGGCTGCGGTACATCCGGCGTCATGGCCTGCTGTGCATTCGCCATGTTCAGCGCGGTCTTGGACTTGGTTTCGTCCACCTTCGCCGCCGCACCCGCCAGTTCGATCTCTGCCGCCTTCTGCTTGGCCGGATCGGGCTGGCTCATCATGTCGAGCAGCTTCTTCTTGACGCTGAACTGCAGCGGTGACAGCTCGATCAGGACTTGCGGCGGCACCTGCGATCCTTTGCCGGCCATGACCGTGAGCGTGTCATAGGCATCGGCCTGCATGTTGACCGCATCGGCGCTCTCATCGATGATGATGTCCACGTCGAGCGAGCCAAGCGCGTTCACCATCGACGGCATTCCCGTAACAGGATCGGCCTCGACCCCGTTGATGCGAACAAATTGCGCCAGCCCCTCGTCGTCGGTAACCCTGATCCAGCGTTCGGCCGACCAGTGACGCTGCGCCGCGCCAAACAGCGCGCGATAGACCCGCAGCTTCCAGCCGCGATAGGACAGGATGTACGGACCAAGCTCGGCCATGCCGGCCTGCTGCAGCAACTGGATCGCCCGTCCCGACTGGTTCTGCATGTCGCCGACCAGCGCCTGATTGGGGCCGTAGTTCTCAAGCTCCGCGATGGCATTTTCCATCAGCTTGAGCTGGCCGGCGAAATCGAACTGCTGATCATCCGCCTTGATCGTGTCGTTGATGCTGTTCGACGGCACTTCGACCACGCCGTCTGGCCGCGCCCACTCGGCCCGCACCTTCTCGATGTCGGCGACCGCGCCCTGCGTGACGATCAGCCGGCGCGACTGCAGCATGAACAGCGCACGGGAGCGCCGCGCGTTGTATTCGTCCTGCGCAGAGCGCATGTTGCGGATGAAGCCGTAGCGGTCCCCGTCCTGATCGATGTTGGCCGAGAACATGATAAACTTGCAGGCGGTGTTGCCCTTCTCGTCGTACAGATCCGACTCGCCCTCCATCAACACCGTTGAGCCGGTGAAGATGGTCCAGCACCATTTGCCCTTGTGGCGGTACCAGATGTCCACCATCCGCACGAGCTTGCGTTTGCCGCTCTCGCTGTACCACTTGTTGTCGCGGTCCGGCGCGCTGGTGAGATCGGTCCCCTCGTCAATGGACGAGCGCAGGTCGTCCGCCTTGTCCGGAAACATTTCGATAGCGTCTTCAACGTCCAGCCACTTGCCGACGCCCATGTATCGCGCATCACTGAAATCCGACCGGAACGAGCGCGGGTCGTAAAAGAACGAATCCGGCTCGACGATCTCGAACGAGATTTCGTTGTCGCCCTGATCTCCTTGGCTGATTTCGATTTCAAGCCCGCCATAGCCCTCGACCGCCGCGTCACGCGCCATTTCCGGCGACTTGGCTTTCCAGTTCTGCTCATCCAGTATGTAACGAATGACAGCGGTTGCGAGGTCCGCGCCTTCCTCATGCTTCGGTGTTCGCGCATAGGCGCGTGGGTCTTGCCGCAGCCGCTCGATCAGTCCGACAACACCATCGATCTTGCGCCCGATCCGGTTGAACGTGACAACGGGCTGCTTGCGCTTGTTCAGCGCCTTGATCTGCTCACTTGTCCACTGCGCACCGTGGTAATAGCGCCGCGCGTTCTTCTGCTCCTCGATCTCATCGGTTTTAGTGCCGAGATAATCAAGATAGGCGCGCTTGCACTTCTCGAGCGACCAGTAGCCGCCGCGTTCCGCAGACACGGCTCCGCCGCCCGTGGCCTTCGACCCCGGCTCGTATCCAGTCTGGTTGTGCATGATCAGCTATGCTTCACGCGGGTCGGTCCCGCCACCATTGGCGAAATACGGCTTGAGCGAATCCAGCGCGGCATCCTCAAGCCCTGCCTCGACGATTGCGCCCCAGAACGGGGTGCGGGAGCGCCAGTCATAGGCACCGGCGATGGTCCAGCCTTTCGCCGCCTCAGCTTGGCTCGGCAGAAGATCGGTGACGAAATAGGGTTGAGCCATCAGAACGTCTGCCAATCCAATGCCTGCGAGCCGCGCTCAACGCGGCGATAACCGGAGCGGTCAGCCTGCTTGTCCGGCGTCTTCGGTTTGCTGCCTGCAATCATTCTGTCGAGCAGCTGCCCGACGAGGCCGATAGCGTCCACCTGGTCATCATGCTTGCCGGCTGGAAAGCTCAGCAGCTCGCTTCTAAAATCCGCGTACCATGTCGCCTGCTTCGGCACGTACAGTCCTTCCAGCGCCATCCTGCCGCGAATGGACTGCGCTCGCACAGCCTTGTCACCGCGCGTCGGAAATTGCTCACGAACGACGTATGCCTTGCGCTCGCGCATTCGCCGCTCGAGAAACGGCCCCACGCCGGACTTGATTTGCCCCTGTTCCTCAGCCCAGCCGATTGGCTTCCATTTCGCGACAAGATCGCAAAACACCTCAACCCACACGTCGGACGCGGCCTGCCGACGCCATAGGTCCAACAGATACATGCGCCCGTCAGGATCGATCCCGACGACCGCATGAACCGTGTAATCGCCACCGTCCGCCGTGACGGCGTAATCCGATCCGCCATAGATGCGCATCGTTTCGCGCGCTGGCGCTGTCTCGTACGGCCTCAGCCAGTCGTCCTTGAAATAATCGCCTTCTTCCGGCGCGGGTCGCTGCTGATACAGCGCAGACCATGTGCGGGCCGGTGTAGAGCGCTGCAACTCTCGCAGCTGATTGCCGTAACCATAATCTCCGTCGTCCCACAGCGGCTCACCTACAGCGCGCCCAACCTGATCGCCCGGTTCTGCAATCGCAGGCAACGAAATGACATGCCATTTGCTGTGATTTAGCGCGCGGCCTGCAAGGTCGTCCTCATGCCATCGAGTCTGGATCAGGATTTCAGCCGCGCCAGGCACAAGCCGCGTGCGGAAATCGTTGATGTACCAATCCCAGATGCGATCACGGATCAGTTCGCTGTCCGCATCCTGACGCGACCTGATAGGATCGTCGATCAGACCGAGCCGCGCGCGAAAGCCCGCAATGCCCGTGCCGACGCCGGCCGCGTAATACTCCGTTCCGTTCGTAAGCGCCCAACGACCAGCCGCCTGATTGTCCGGCGCGAGTTCAATGCCCAGCGTCAGCGAATGCTCGGCAACCAGGTTGCGGACTCGCCTGCCCCACTTGTCGGCCAGTTCGGTCGTATGCGACGCCGCCAGCACATTGGCGCTGGTATTCGCCAGCAGCCAAGGAGGAAATAGCACGCTCGCATAAGTCGATTTGGCCGAACCGGGCGGCATGAAAATAGCCACGCGGTTCTCATCGCCTCGTGCGACGGCCTCAAGGGCCTCGATGATCAGTCTGTGGTGCCGTGCCGGCTCAAAGCCGCACGTCCGGCACCAGTCAGTTAAGCTGCGACGGATCGAGCGGCGACGTATCAGCTCCTTCGCTGCTGCCGGCCGCGATAGTTGCAAGTTCATCGTCCCGGAGTTCCTGCGCGCTCACATTGCGCACGGTGAGATCGGTCGTCTGCGTTGGCTTGCCCCATCCACGATCAAGCAGCGCGTTTGCGGCCGCAACACGAGCAGCAGGCGGTGCTTCGGGCTCGTTCATGATCCCGGCGAGAACTTTGAGCGCGCTTTCGGTATGCGAACGCGCCAAAGATCGAATATCGGTTGCTGCTTTAGCCATTTAGCATTTTTCAGGTTGCTGCAAATTGTGGGCCGAATCCCCAACGCAATCCGCCCCGCTCCATGTTCTGGGGCGAGGCGGTTGTGGGTGGCGATCCCGTTCAGGACTGCGCTAGGCGCAAATCAGGAACATGCCTGATTTGCTCAATTTGGGTGTACCCTGTCAAGCGCAATCGATCAGGCTCGCGAGTTATCAACATCAGTGCATTCCCCAGAGTGTGGCGAGCCGATAGCCGGCATCGCGCAGCAGCTCCGATGCAGCGGCGT